GGCGTACTTCTATCAGGATTGGAAACTACATTCTGTAAAGTTGATATGGGTAAAGAAATTTTGACACCCATGGAACCGCATGCGAAAAGCCCAACCAGATTTGTTACAGGTAAGTCTTTCAACTACCATGGACAATGTTTGGGTATGGTTTCGTCTCATACAGATGTCAAGGTCATGCTTACCAGTGAAGCGGTTATGGACGTATGTGGTGTCCCTAATAAATGGGGTCCTCCCAAAATGAAGCCCGAATATTTTGGATGGCAGAATACTCTTGATGCCATTTCTAATGCTGCTGATCCCATATCGCATGATCTTTTGACGCACTGTGTCGTGGATTACAAAGAGAGTTTGATTGCTCTCACTCTCAATGAGGAATGGCGCGACATGAAGCCCTTGACAGATTTTGAAACTTTGAATGGGTGTCCCGGGAAGAAATTCATCACACCTATCAAGCTCGATACTTCTGTTGGGTATCCACTTGGTGGTCCAAAACGTCCATATGTAATTGAAATGGAGCCCCAACTAGACAAACCTGTCAATCGTATGTTTAATGCTGATATGATGAATAAAATACGTCAGTGTGAAATGCTGTGGGCAAGTGGACAACGTGCTAATTGTGTCGCTTCTGCGTGCAAGAAGGATGAAGTGTTACCCATGGCTAAGGAGAAGTGCAGAATCTTTTATGCTTCCCCTTTAGCCTTGGTGTGGGGCGTGAGAAAATTCTTTTTACCAATTGTGCGATTACTACAGATGAATCCGCTTCTTAGTGAGTGTGCAGTTGGTGTGAACTCGTATAGTCCAGAATGGGATCAATTGATGAAGTTTGCTACTAAATTTGGTTCTGATCGAATCTTTGGTGGTGACTACAAAAAGTATGATACCAGCTTGCCTTCTCAGTTGATTTTTGCATCGTTCAGAATATTGATGGACATTGCGAAAAATTGCACGTATACCAGTTCAGATTTGATTTCAATGGGAGCTATAGCAGGAGACGTTACTTACTCTTTTGTTGCTTATAATGGAGATATGATTTCTTTGATCTCTAACATGGGCATCAGTGGACATGCACTGACTGTCATTATCAATAGTATTTGTGGCTCATTATTGCAACGTGCTGCTTTTTATACTTTCAATTCACGCAGTTTACCGTTTCGTGATCATGTGTCTTTGTTGACGTATGGTGATGATAATATTGGCAGTTCCAGCGAGTTTGTCAAGCATGATAATGTCACTGTTTCCAATTACCTGAAGACCATTAACATGGAATACACCATGCCAGACAAGTCAAGTACCATGGTTCCTTTTCTTGACAATTCCAATATCGAATTTTTGAAGAGAAAAAGTGTTTATCACAAAGCTCTTGGTTGTAATGTTGGAGCTCTCAATGAAGATTCGATTTTCAAAAGTTTACATTGTCATGTTCATGGCAAGAAGTCTCCCATAACGCAGAGGGAAGCTGCAGCAATAAATATTGGAACTGCTCTTGATGAGTGGTTTTGTCACGGACCTGAGGTTTATGAATATCGGCGGGTCCAAATGGTAGAAGTTGCAAAAAGAACTGAGCTTCTACACATGGTGGACAATCTCTTCTTTTCTTATGATGAGCGCGTGGAGTTGTGGAAGCAGAAATACTTACACAATGACTCCAATTTCGAGGAAGTTGAAATCCCGGAATTTGAAGCTCAATCAGGTCACGAAGACTTGTATTCACCAATCCGTCCTGTGGAGACGTTAAACCCACGACCGGCACCTCCGAACCGTCATAAAAGAGGAGATGCAGTTTCAAATCTGCTTCCGATGGTAAGCAAAATTGACATCAGTGGTTGGTTACCATCATTGCCAGAATATCGCGCATTTGACGATGATAGGCTCCACTGTTGTACAGGAAAGCGTGTTAAGGAGTCTTTTAATCACATGACTCCCCGTAAAAAACATAAAGGGATTGGAACAAATTTTTCTAAACAATTTAAAAACAAGAAACACGATAATGGTGGATTGGTAAGTCCACCAGAAACAAAAGACCCACCGCGGGAAGCATCGGAGATGTTTGTCCCGGAACCACCACTACGTTTTGAAACGCATAGTGGTATGCAACAGTCTGACGCCATGAATACTAATGCCGCTACAGCTGATTTCCATGATGTACCCAATGATTACATGGAGGATATGAAACCGTATACTGATTCAACTCGGAGTTCGGGGGATGCTACGGATGCTCCTATCCAGGAGTTTTTCAAGCGTCCAGTTCTCATTGATACTTTTGACTGGGACATTAATACTACCGTTAGACATCAGACTAATGTGTGGGCACAGTACCTTACAAACCCACGTATTTCAAATCGCATAAATAACTACAAACTTTTGCGGTGCAGTCTACATGTCAAAGTCACAGTCAACGGTAACGGATTCTATTATGGTAGGATGATTGCTGCATATAACCCTAGTCAATCCCAAGACGGTTTCTTTAGGAATGCCACGTCACTGGATCTAGTTAGCATGAGTCAGATGCCCCACGTATTTATTGATCCAACACATTCAATGGGAGGTGAACTCTTGTGCCCTTTCTTTTATCCATATGATTATGTTGACACCTTGGACGTTGACTGGTACCAATTGGGATCTCTTAATTTTGCTACTTTGGCTCATTTGCAGCATGCAAACGGTTCTACCGATAATTTAATTGTCAACGTGTTTGCTTGGGCTGAAGATATGGAGTTAGCTATCCCTACCATGCATGATGTAGTTGGTTTGTCTGCTCAGTCGGGTAATGAGCAAGCTGAGGCAGCAAACAATGGTATAATTTCCACACCTGCCACTGCTGTTGCGCGCACTGCTGGCGTTCTTACAAAAATTCCGGCAATTAGACCGTATGCTATGGCAGTGGAAATGGCATCTTCATCTATTGCAAGCATTGCGAGAGTTTTTGGTTTTTCAAGGCCTAGTAATTTAGCTTTAACAAATATAAGGCCTACTGTCACAAGCTCTTTGTGTCTTGGGAATGTACCAGACAATTCTCAGAAGCTGTCTTTGGACCAAAATCAATCTGTCACAATTGATCCCCGTGTTGCTGGCATGAATGAAACAGACCCATTGGCCATCAAGTACATAGCCCAGCATGAATCATATTTGGCGACTTTTCCTTGGACGATAACTGACACGAAAGACGATTTGCTCTGGAATAATAGAGTTGATCCTCGATTGTGGCGACAGATTGATGATACCTTCGCATTTACATCGACTGCTCTTGTTAGCATGCCGTTTCAATATTGGTCTGGATCCCTTCGCTTCAGATTCCAAGTTTGCTGTTCTGCCTTTCACAAGGGTAGATTGGCTTTTGTGTGGGACCCCTCATATGTGAAGCCCTCAGGGGAAGTCGAGTACAATACGAATTATATTCAGATTATTGACATCTCCCAAACGCAAGATTTCACTCTTGAGATCCCGAACGGTCAGCAATTTGGAATTATCAAATCTCCCAAGCCTGGACCGTATTCGGCATCTGATATGATGGGTACTGATCCCATCACTACTCAACTGCAAGATAACGAAGTCGCACGTGACACGTGTAATGGAGTTCTTGCGGTGTATGTTTTGAATCCTCTCACTGCACCTGCAGAAGATTCGCCACCAGTTCAGATCAATCTTTTTGTATCGGCTGGCGATGACTTTGAAGTGCATGTTCCTGATGATTGGTTCAATAGATTTACACCTTTGCCTCGAGCCCAATCTGGTTTTGAAGCACAGAGTGGTATCTCGCCAACAGCGCACCAATCGGTTGATTACAATGCACCTGAGAATGGTGCCATCATTCAGTTGGGGTACAAGTCACATAAGAGTGATGATTTCACGAAGGTGTACACTGGTGAGTCCATATTGTCTCTTCGTATGTTACTCAAAAGGTTTTCAAGGTGGCGTACTATCACTATGACTCTTGCCACTGCGGAATCAGCTAGAAATGTGCGTATTCGTCACGGTTATATACCTCCGTTTATGGGTGATTACACCCCAAATGTCACAGCACCTGATGTTACAGCTGGAGCTGTTAAATGGGGATATATTACACCTCATTTGCTACATTGGGTACTACCTGCATACAGAGGTTTCCGAGGATCAATGCGACATAAGATAGTACCACGCGCCACTGACACTAGCACTACGGGTGGCGTTGATACCAGTATTTACGTTACGCGATACAGTCTATGGAATGGTGCGGAATTCATAGAAGAGGATGCTGGTATTGGCTCGGGAACGAGTCGATCAACAATAGCATATAACGCAACTGTCAGACGAGATGCTGACGACACAAATGACACCAATGTCCCATCATTGGCTGCAGGAGGAGCTTACTTCAGTTCGAAGGTTAATCCTGTTGCAGAAATTGAGTTACCATTTTATGGTCAACGCCGTTTTGCAAATGCAAGACACGATAATTGGGCCGCCCTAGACACGTACGATCTTGGGGGATACGAAGCTACTATTTTTGGTAGCTTTGGAGTACTAGATCGCTTAGATTTTCTAACAGCGGTCGGAGAGGATTTCCAGCCTCTGTTCTTTGTTGGTTTGCCAAACATGACATACCTTGCTGAGCAACCAGCACCTGGATAAAATATTAAGGACCTGTGGTCGGTCCTTGCGTCACTGACGATTGGCACCGCCGTATACAATGTGTATCTGGAATTTTTTCCCGGCGGGAGCCGGTTTTTCATAGATCACACATTCGTTTAGCGGTG